GTATGACAACAACTAACTATAATAGTTTACTTCAAGGGTGGGTTAATAGTCCACGTAAAGTAAATGCAACGTTTAGTAACGATTTAACATACACTGCAGCATCAGATAATGCTAGAACAATTATAGTTAATACACCATGGACTGTAACTGATGGTGGTCAAGTATAAAAAAAACAATAATATTGGTTAATATTTATAATAAACGAATAAAGTAATATGTTAATATCACAAACAGATCCTGGTAACTGGTTACACTTCATAGAACGGGAGGATAATAAAGGTTTACCTATATTAGAGTTAAAAGAAAAATATAGAGACGAACAAATCTTATTTGAAAACTATATAACTAACTTCCAACAACTTAGTAAACTAATAGTTTCTGATAATTGGGGTGGTGGAGAGAGAAAGAAACCTTATGTTTATGAGGGGGTTGTGTTTACTTTTATATCGAGGGCTCAATTAGACGCTGCTATTGCTTTATGGGTAACTAATAGAGCTGCAGCTATAGCACAATATGGTGAAATAAATTATTGGATTGTAAGTGCTATTACAGATATGCAGGGACTATTTAGTGGCCTTTCTACATTTAACGATAATATTAATAGGTGGGATATGTCTAACGTAACAGATATGTCATTTATGTTTTTTAGAGCAAATTCATTTAATCAACCTATTGGGAATTGGGATACTAGCAGTGTTACTTTGACGAATAATACGTTTAATTTTGCAAGAGCATTTAATCAGGATATTAGCGCTTGGGATGTTTCTTCTGTGACTAATATGGTTGCTATGTTTAAAGGTGCTTTAGTATTTAATCAAAATATTGGTGATTGGAATGTTTCTTCTGTGACTAATATGCAAGCTATGTTTAATAATGCATTTGCATTTAACAATGGTGAATTACCTCTCTCATGGTCAGCAGGAACTAGTACTTCGTTAGTGACTAATATGGATGGTATGTTTTCTAATGCACAAGTATTTAACGCTGATATTGGGGGATGGGATGTTTCTGCTGTTACTACAATGAGATCGTTGTTTTTTATGTCATCATTTAATAATAATTCTATTGTTTCTTGGGCAAATAGATTAACAAGTGTAACTAATATGGATTTTATGTTTGGTTACAATGCTGTTTTTGGTGGTGTGTATTTTAATCAAGATATTAGTAGTTGGGATGTAAATAATGTTAACCAAATGTTTGGGATGTTTATTAATAACAGTGATTTTAATCAAGATTTAAGTAGTTGGAGTGTAGGTGGTGTTTCACTATGTGGGCAGGTATTTGATGGAACCGATTCTTGGGTATTACCCAAACCAAATTTTACTAACTGCACACCATAATAATAAAAAATAAAAATAATATGTTAATAGAACCAACTGACCCAGGAAACTGGTTACACTTTATTAAAAGGAATGATAACGTAAACCTACCCTTATTAGAGTTAAAGGAAAAATTTAGAGATGAACAATTTCTATTTGAAAACTATGTAAGTAATATCCAACTACATCAAATGATGATTGCTCAAAAAGCAGCAGGTGGTAGTGATAGGGATAAAACCTCTAAAGCGAGAGATGTAACTGATGACTTTACTATCCGTGTTACTATACCTACTAATAACTTTGTAATGAAAGTTGGTATTACTAAAAATGATGCTGCTGCAACCTTTACTATTAATTGGGGGGATACTACCATAGAAAGTGGAACAGGTATACCCACTCACACATATGTTACTGCTGGGGATTATGATATTAGTATCTTTGGTGATTGGGATAAGTTAGAACAAGGCGTAAATGGTGTTACTGCTGCTCAAAGCCAAACTATTACTCGGGTGATAAATTGGGGTACTACTCAATGGGTTAGTATGGAAAATATGTTTAATGGGTGTAGTAATTTAACTGGATTTTCCGATGCTGAGGCTCCTGATTTAAGTTTAGTTACTGAAATGTATTTTATGTTTGCTGGTGCCTCAAAGTTTAACTCACCCCTAAATAATTGGGATGTTTCTAATGTGACTAATATGGAAGGGATGTTCTTCTTTAACTTGGTTTTCAATCAACCTCTAAATAGTTGGGATACATCTAATGTAACCAACATGGGTAGTATGTTTTTTGGAAATAGTGCATTTAATGGGGATATATCTAATTGGAATGTTGGTAATGTGATTCGTATGAGTGGCATGTTTAATACGTGTAGTGTTTTTAACCAAAATATTGGAGGTTGGAATGTTTCTTCTGTGAATAATATGGCTTTTATGTTCCAAAAGGCCTTTGCATTTAATAATGGAGGTAGCGCTAGTATTAACACCTGGGTTACTACAAGTTTAGTTGATGTAGCAGGATTGTTTGATAATGCTACTACTTTTAATCAACCCTTAAGTGGTTGGGATGTAAGTAACGTAATTAACATGTTTATAGTGTTTAGGGATGCGGTGAATTTCAACCAGAGTTTAAATACTTGGGATGTTAGTAAAGTTACTAATATGCAAAGTATGTTTAATGGAGCATATTCTTTTAATGGAAATATAAGTAGTTGGCAAACTGGCTTAGTTACTGATATGTTTGGTATGTTTGATCGAGCTGCAGCTTTTGATGTAGATATTTCAAGTTGGAATGTAATTAGTGTAACTATAATGGATTCTATGTTTAGGTTTGCTACATCATTTAATCAAAATATAAGTACTTGGCCTACTACAGCACTTCTAGATGTAGATAATATGTTTCAAGGTGCATCAGCATTCAATCAACCTATTGGGGCTTGGGATACTTCAAATATTACTACTATGGGTAATATGTTTAAAGATGCATCTGCTTTTAATCTACCTTTAACCAACTGGACTGTAGATAATGTAGGTATTATGGATAGTATGTTTCAAAATGCTACGTTATTTAACCAAGATTTAAGTATTTGGGATACAGGTAATGTAACTAATATGGATAATATGTTTAATGGAGCTACAGCCTTTAGTCAAGATATAGGAAATTGGGATGTTGGAAGTTTAATAACAGCTAATAATATGTTTATCGCTACTGCTATGACAACAACTAACTATAATAGTTTACTTCAAGGGTGGGTAGGTAGTGCACGTTTGGTAAATGCAAGATTTACTAACGATTTAACCTTCACCATTTCATCTGTAACTGCTAGAACATCTATTGTTAATACACCATGGACTGTAATTGATGGTGGACAAGTGTAGTGAAATATTTGGTTACCATATTCTTTTTTCGTATATTGATGTCATATTAATTAAAGTTATGCCATACGTCTTATTTATAATCATATTAACATGCCTTTTAGGGATGTTAATTAAATAACAATCATAAATTATGAAAAAAATTATTTTATTAATAATGGTAGTGTTCCAATCATGTGGGACGTTTGAAATAATCAATACTAATACCCCACGAGTAAACATAGTTAAAGTATTAACGATTACAGCTGAGGGTGATACCATAGCCGTACCCATAAATAAATTTCAAAATAATAATTATGATAGATTTAATACAAGATATCAATACAATTACCCATACGGAAACAGCTGGGAGTACTCTTATAACAGGTTTAGATACTTTAATAACTACCCTAGATATTACTCAAACAGTTTTACAAATGGGAATAGGTATTATAATGTTTCTCCTCCTGTGTATAGCACGCCTAATAGACCGAAAGTTAAACAGAGAACAAGACCTAAAACAAGAAGAAACACAACACCTCCACGTACAAACCCAATCCCAAGGTTAAGACCAACTAATAACCCACCTACAAGGAGAGTAGTACCAAGGAATAGAAATAATAGAATCAATGTTAAACCAGCAAAAAAACAATAGATGAAAGTTATATATATGCAAGATACTATTGATTATATTATTCAAACTAACCCATCTAAGATATCAGATGTTGAAAAGTTAGGTGATAGTGATAAAGTTGATATGTTTAACGATAAAGATCAAATAATAGGCCAGTATCATAAGTTTAAAGTATGAAACCCTATTGGAGGTTATGGGCTAAGGCTTTAGGTGAAAAAGTAGGACATAATAAAGAAGCAGATAAGATTGCTTTTATTAGAACAATATTGATATTACAAGCTGTTATTTGTAATTTTTTTATTGTTGCAAATATAATTTTTAGATGGATTAAGTTATGAAAAGAGGTAAAAGAAAGACAATAAAAGAAACAGCGCCTACAAAACGGCGTTATGTTGGTTGCGAACACACATCCAAAACATATATGCTACACGTAAATAAAGCGTATAAAGCGGAAATAACGGTGGGTATCGACGGTATAGTGTGTTGGGTATAGGTAAAATATAAAAGATATGAAAATAGGATGTTGGCATCAAGGAATAGTAGGTAAAGGAGTTCAAACCGATGAAAAAACGTTTGCTACGTATGCCTCACAATATGTTAAGTTTATAAAGGATAACAACATCCAAAGAGCATTTTTTATTTTAAAAAACCCCAATGAACCCTATGGACACTACGCTAAACAAAAATGGGTTGTTAAATATTGGTTAAACCAACTACCTACTAACTGTGAGGCTGGTTTTGTTTTAGACACCGAACCTACTTCATCGTGGTCAAATAGTCCTATATTTACAGCTGGTGATAGTATGGATATAGCTTTCCAATATATTAGTGATATTAATAATGATAGTAATAATCATAAGATCTCATGTGTAGGTTTTGATAGTGAAGATGTAGGTGGAAAGTGGGAACATGGGTATTATAGTACTAGGGGGATTAGTTGGATAAATCAATTAGTTTCTAAATATATCAACGTTAGTGGATTTGATTGGGGTTTTGCTGGTCAGTCTTCGCATGCGAATCAACTTAATAAGTATAGAGAAGTATATTGGGTTGATGAGTTAAAAGATTGTGGTTGTACTGGTCCTGTAGCTAAAGTTAAGGGTAAACAATGTCAATGCCCTAATACCCCATATTGTGTTAATAAAAATAATCCAACAGGTATATTAAATACCTCTATTGGGAAATATCTAAAATCACCAACTTTAAACCAACCTAATATTTGGCCTATGTTTTCAGTTGAAAGCGCTTCTAACTTAGATTGTGTAGCGATGCCCGAAGCTCAGTATGCTAAACACCCTTGTGGTTTAGTAGATGCTTTTGGGGTATGGGATAAAGATGAGTTTTTTAAATTCTTAAATCAAGTAGGGGTAGATTATAATATCCAACAAGCTATGATTTATGAGTGGCAATTTATCCCCAAAACTTGGTTATAAAGTATTATCTATTACATATTTATTGGTATAATATATAACAAAAAAGTTATCAAAAAATAATATGGTTAGTGGATAATATGTGGAATAAATTATATAGAATGTTTAAAGATAAAGAATTAAGGGGTTATTTAGGAAGCGCTGTGGTGTTTTTATTAATCATAGGATTATTGGTATTTCTTGCTTTTTTTGAAATCCCTGAAGCTAACAATGATATTTTTAAGGTGATTGTAGGTATGCTAGTTGGTAGTCTATCAGTGGTTATTTATACCTTTATAGGTAAAAATCCTGAAGAAGTTTCTAAATTAGAAGCTAGTAACGCCTCATTATCCAAAAAGAATGAGCATCTAATCAAACAAAAGGATGAGTTAGAAGCTATGCATATTAACTTACAACAAATGATTGTAGAGAAATTATCTATCGCTGGTAATATATTTGAGATTAACGATATGAAAATACAAGAAATCACAGATTTTAAAAACTCTAAACAACTAAAATAATACGTAATATGCTTGGTTACCGTAGATACTATTCGTATATTTACGTATAATAAAAAAATAAAGGTCATATGAAAAATGTAAATGAGTTAGTTGAAAAGTTATTTAGTGGTTACGTAGATGATTTAATTACCGATAGAGAGTTAGGTGATATGTTAGATTTAGTTACTAACGAATATACTGTTGTAGTAGATAATAACCAAGATGATGTTGATTTCTTTGAAGTATGTCAAGGTAGTGAAATATCTGAGTTTGGTTATGATTTAGAAGCATCACAATACGATTATATTTAATAAATAAAAATAAAAGTTATGACAAAAAGACAACTTCAAAATGAACTATCAAAATCAACTTTGGGTGTAAAATATTCTAAGTTAGATGAATACGAACAAGATGGGATAAACGAAAACCTCCAAGGGTTAAAAGAGTTAATAAAGGATTTTGAACAAAAATTAAAAGATGATAAAGAAGATTTAAATTGGTGTAATTATTCAAATATGCCATCCCCCACAGATTATATAGCAATCGATGAGGAAGAGTGGGAATCCAATTCAACATATAGTAGTTAATAATAAAAAACAATTATGATGGAAAATTTAATACTATTAAAGTCAATTTTAGATTTAGTTAAAACAACCCCCAATAATATGGATTTAGGAGAAAAAGTAAGGGAGATTGTGTCTATTGTTAAGTAGTCATATTTATAACTGATATGATAAAACTAAAAGATATATTATTAAGTGAAAATGAAGAAGATTCATTAAACGTTGATATGGTTCTACCTATGGACCAACAAGTGATATTACAAGCTGAAGACGAAGATTACGATAGAGGTTTGTTAGTAACTAATAATAAAGATAAAAGTTATGATATCGCTTATTGGGCTGGTGAGTTTAAACCATACCCCATAGAAGTAATAATCGATGGTGTTTCTGTATCTACAGACGCTAAGAATATTAAGTTAATGTATCATCCCGAAATGAAATAATATGCAATTATACGAAAGTAAGTTTAAAGATTTTATCAACATGGCTAAAGTAATGAAGTTAGTTGGTGAAGGTGAAAATGTAAATGGAGATGATGCTATGGGAATAGCTAAGAATTTCTATAACACTTTAATGGGTGTTGAAAATAACGAAGCTAAAGTAATATCGTATATTAAAAATATTACAAATAACGCTGATTTAGTTAGTAAATATACAATTGACGACCATATAGAAGCTTTTAGGGTTTCTGAGTCTAACTTAGAAGAAGGTGTAGTATCTTCAGCTGTATTATCTGTATTAGCTTCAGTTATTATGTCAGGTGGGTTGTCTAACTTAGATGATAATGGTTTTAATCCTGATGATTTTGACCATGGTGATGATATCGAAATGGTAGATTCAAATGTTGATGATTATGATCACATAGGTGATACTGATTTTGAAGGATTTGAAGATGATGATGTTACTGTAAGAAAGAGTGGAGTTGATCCACATAATATAAATGAAGCTTTGATTAGTGAGGGTGACGAAATGGATATGTCAGGTTCTATTACATTCGATCAAGCTAAAGAATTAGGTCTATTACCTATAGATGGTCCTAACACATCTTCTAAACTAAGAGAAAGAAATCTACGTTATTTTACAATTACTAAACCAAACGATGATGGTTTTAGTAAAGTAATATATTGGATTGAAAAAGAAGATGCTAAAGAAGCTGGTAGGGATTTTAGAGTTGATAGTAGTATCGACGTTTCCCTTTATTCTTAATAACCCTTATTACTTGTCGCATCCTGTATTACACTTTGTAAGTATATCTTAATACTTTTAATACTATCTTGCAGCGTTTTAACGTCAGTAGCTTCCTTTTGGGCGAGTGTGTTGACTGCTGTTTCAGATGCGTTTAAACGCGCTGAAAATGCGTTTAAATCGCGGTTTAACGTGGCGGCATCAGCAAAATCAGACGTGGATATATGTTCTTTAATAGTATCTAGTTGTTCTGTAGTTAACTTAATCCACTGTTCATAACTTTTAGTAGTTGCTTTATGATTGGATTGTATTAGTTTATAGTTTTTTAATATCGAACCATATTGATATAAAAGTATCGCTAATAGTGTAAGTTGAATGCCAGATATAAAGTAAATCGCTAGTTCCATAGTTAGTTTTTTAGTGTGTATACATAAAATACAACCCCCACTTAACCACTCCACCTTATCTTATAATAAAATATTTGGCTACCGTAGTAATAGGTCGTATATTGATGGCAACATAAACAAATAAAAATAACATATGAAAAACGTTAAAGAGTATTTAGCAAAAACACCGTATTTTGAACACCCATCTTGGTTTACTGAACCCGTATTAGATGAAAAGGGTAGAGTTATTAAGCCAGCTCAAAACTTTTACTACAAAAACGGTAACAACAACGCAGGTGAGGGTAGAGTCTTTATGGTCGAGGAAGATTACGTTGCTGAGAACGATATATTTTTCGAACAAGGGTTAGAGTTTTGTTTGGTATTCGAGGAAAATAAGGACAACTATTATAATAGACAATACCTTAAATCCAGTAATGATAAATTTTATGATAGCCCATCAGTGTGGGATATTAGTGTGGGTGATCGTTATACTGGTGGTAAAGTTGTTGAGCTTTTCACGTTTACAGAGTTTACCGCGTATTTATCAGCGAATAAACACAATAAAGTGTTAAAACAGTTATTAACTAAAATAGAAGACTAAAATGGCAACATCACAAGAAGTAAAAGAACAATTAGATTCGTTATACGAAACATTCTCAACTGAACATGATTCAAAATCTAAAGCAGCTCACCAACGTGCTCGTAAAGCAATTGGAGCTATCAAAAACCTAGTAACAGAATACCGTAAGGCATCTGTAGCTGGTGATAAGTAAACTACTTATAAAATATTGATATATAAGGGGGCACGAAAGTGCCCCTTTTTTATTTGGAGGAGCGATATATTCTTCGTATATTTATAACATATGATTGACAAGAACAACCTATTTAATTTATTCCCCCAACCCGATGAGGATGGAAATGATGATATCATAAACGGCATATCTGAAAATGAAATTGAAATTGAGGTAGCATCCTCTACTCATTTTAAGGTTGGTAAGTTTAAGAAGCTGATTGAGAATCACCAACTATTTTTTGAGCATTTTAAACGAGGAATGAAAGAAGCAGATGCTCAAGGGTATGACCATGAAGAAACAAAAAGAGCAGCATCTTTTGTAGTCTATAATCGCGCTTGGTATTATATTAAAGATTTCGATTTGAATAATAAAGAAGATGTTTTAGATTTAACTTTATTTAATCCTTATGATTTAGCTTATGTGATTCAACTAGCTATTAGAAACTTTGAAAGTATTGAGGAGTATGAAAAATGCGCCCATTTATTAGCTATTCAGAAGTTTTTAGAGAATTGGTTAAAATAACTTGGATACCCAAGGAAAGTTTATTACCTTATCAACATATTAAAACCCCAATATAAATAACGTTTAAAAAATATATAAATTATTAAAAATAAATAATAATAAATATAGAAAAACCAAAGTATAAAAATACAATAGTAAAAATATAATACACTAAACAATAACCCTATGAAAAACAGAGATTTGTATGATCGCAACTTAGAAGGTATGCGAGCTAAGATTCAAATGGCTAAAAGAGCCGTTGATCAACAATATCCGGTAAGCGAATTTATTCAATTATTAGATGAAATCGAAGAGTTAAGAGAAAGAATAGACGATGCAATTCAAAGAGAGCCTATGAGTGGTCATGAAATGAATTCATCGGCTAATAGACGATAATAAAAAAAAATAAAAGTTATGGAGTTACAAGCAGAACAATTACAATCGAATTATGATGAGTTGATTTCGTATATTGAAAAATATATTGAATCACCACGTAAAGAACAATTAGTTACATTTTATAAACAACATGAGGATAGGTTAATCCTATTGCCTGCGGCTCATAAAGCAGCATATCATTCTGCCTTTGCGGGTGGTTATGTATTTCATGTTAATAATGTGATTAAAAACGCGTTAGTATCATTTGACACTTGGCGTCGAGCAGGTAGTAATTTAGTTGATATTACGTTGGATAACGTTGTATTTTGCGCATTAAATCACGATCTAGGTAAGATGGGATCTAAGGATGAAGATGCTGTTTATCCTTCACAAGATAAATGGCGACGTGAGAATTTAGGTGAATTGTATAAGTTTAATACTAATTTAGCTTATATGTCTGTACCCGATCGTTCATTATTTTTATTACAAGAGGCTGGAATATTCGTTAGTCAAGATGAATATATTACTATTAAAACACATGATGGTCTTTATGATGAAGCAAATACACCATATTTTAAATCATTCATTCCAGAGAATAGGTTTAGAACACCTTTACCATTAATCATACATGAAGCAGATATGAGAGCTGCCAGAATAGAGTGGGAGCAACAATACCTACCTACTATAGGGAAAGGTAACTTGGCTAAGCCAAAAGTTAATCGTAGCTTCAACTCAAATAACAAATCAAAAGCATTATCATCTGTTAAATCAGCAGGTTTAAAAAATATGCTAGACAATCTATAATATGACTTCAGAACACCACATCATAATATTTTTATTAATATTAATCATTGTATTTTTATATACAACGTTTAATTTATTACGTAAAAACGAAAAATATGAGGACTTAGTAGAAGGTTATAGGGTGTTCATTCTCAGATTCCAACAACAAGTTAAGGAATCAGATAAACGAATCCAAGAAATAGATTCTAAAGGAACGTTTAGTTCAGACGATGAGGTAGGTTATTTTTTCAACGAGTTAAAGAAAATCCAAGATTCACTAACCAACTTCAGAGTCGAAGAATAAACAAACCACATGCCAAGAAAAGCTAAACCAGGTAGTTCAAGATACTACTTTACGGACGAAACTGAAGATGCTATTGTAAGATATAATGCATCCACTGATTTTGAAGAACGTTCTAAAATTTATGGTGAGGAAATACACTATGCTTATTTCAAACTTACCCAGAATATTATACATACGTTTAAATTTTATTACACTGAGGTAGACCAAATCGAACACCTTCAGCATGAAATTATAACATATTTACTTTCTAAAATACACTTATTTGATCCAACCAGAGGTGCTAAGGCATATTCTTACTTTGGAACTATTGTGAAACGTTGGTTAATCTTATATAATACCAAAAACTATAAGAAACGAGTATTAAAAGTTGATGCTTCTGAGTTAGATAGAAACGATGACTTTAGATACAACCCAGGTGAAGAGCATGTTAAAAGTGATTTAGATAATTATATGGATCTATTTACAAGCTATGCCTCAGAAAATATATTTACCTTATTCCCCAAGGGTAACGATGCTCAAATAGCAGACGCTATTTTAGAGTTATTTCGTAAACGAGAAAACTTAGAGATATTTAATAAAAAAGCACTATATATTTACATCAGAGAAATGGTAGATGTTAAAACACCTAAGATTACTCGCATAGCGCAACAACTACACACCATATTTAAATCAGAATATCTATTTTATTTAGATAATGGCTACGCTAGATTTTAATACCTCATATTTATAATAAAATACTATGAGTAAATTTGACGATAAAGTATTCGGTAAGAAGAAATTCTCAGACATACTTCAAGAAATCCACGAAAATCAAAATACTAGAGGTGCCCAAATTATTGGGTTAATATCAGAACTTAAACCATTAATCGAGGATATTGGTGATGCTACTTTAATAGTACCATTAATCAAAGAGTATATGGAGTTAGGTATTAAAAACGATGAGGTACTAGTTAAAATGGCTACCATTGTTCAACGAGCAACACAAACTAAAGGCACCGATGCTGAAGTAACACTTTTAACTGAAGAAGAAAAAACACAACTCTTAGGAGAAATCAAAAGACTACCAGACACTAAATAATGGCTACATTAGGATTCGCTGCATTAAATGACAATCTAAACCAAGTTGATGTATCTAGCTTAGCGGTTAGGACTGATAGCTTAAATAACACCTTCCAGACTGGTAGAGTGTTGAATGTTATATTAGACGAAAACTCTGATAACTTTGGTAGTTATGGTAGTTGGAATGGTATTGGTACTATAGAGTTTGAATTAGTAAACTTCCAATCCCCCCGAGAAGGAAGTAAAACCACAGCAACACCACTATTAGCTAATAGTAAAAAATACCCACTAGTAAACGAGTTAGTATTAATATTTAAACTACCAGATACAGGTTTAGGTACTCGTACTGGTTCAGAAAAGTTCTATTATCTAAATACTATTTCACTTTGGAATCACCCACATCATAATGCATACCCAAACCCACTAAAACCACAATCAAACGAACAAACTCAAGACTACACTCAAACTCAAGGTGGTAACGTTAGACGAGTTAAGGATGGTTCAACTGAAATAGATTTAAACGGTGAATCAGGTGGTACTTTTGTAGAAGAAACTAACATACATCCTATTTTACCCTTTGCTGGGGATACTATAGTTGAAGGTAGATTTGGTAATAGTATACGATTAGGTAATACATCTAAAACAGACTCCGAATATGCTAACGATTGGTCTAATAGTGGTAAAGATGGTTCACCTATCTCTATTATTAGAAACGGTCAACCTGCAGACTCATCTGAGTTAGGATGGTTACCAATAACCGAAAATATAAATAAAGATTTATCTTCTATTTACCTAACTTCAACTCAACAAATACCTTTAGAGTTAGATAACGAGTTATATGAAGCGTTTGATGAGTCACCTATATCAACACCAGAATATTTAGAGAATCAAATAATATTAAATAGTGGTAGATTAGTACTTAACTCTAAAACAGACTCAGTACTAATATCTTCTAATAAACAAATAGCAATAACATCTATAGGTACTATAGGTATGTCTTCTGATGAAAGTATAAACTTAGCATCATCTGAAGTAAACTTAGGTTCCAAAGACGCAGATCAATCCTTAATATTAGGGAATGATTTTATGCAGCAGTTTGAAGCATTATTAAAGGGTGTTAAAAACGTTTGTTCAGCCTTAGAAAAATCTCAAAACTGGCCTGGAGGTGCAGCAGTACCTAATATCCCAGTAAACGCAGCAGCCGCTAATACTAAAGTAGTAGCTCAATCGATTATTAACTTAGTCAAAAATGATAAACTAATATCTAAAGTTAGTAGAACTATATAATGGCAAATGATAAGTATATTTTATCGAATGATTACTATGTAGAAATCCAAAAACAAGGATCTGCAAAACTTGCTATACTATTTAATCCTGCTGGATCTGAGGTAAGTCAAGGGATCCCCTCTGAAGACTTATCAGTAGTAGACTTAGTTAATATAGTAATAAATAGATATATTATTGCAGGTAGGGAAATAGATCCTTCTAGTTGGGTAAATGTACCAATCATAGTTAGAGAGGAAAAAGCACCTAAACCCGTACTACAAAAAATAAAAGGTAGGGTAGTTAATTCTAAAAATAATAAAGGTTTAAAGGGTGTTGCTGTTAGTTTAGGTAAGGTTAAAACTTCTACTAAACGAAGTGGTAAATATTCCTTAGAGGTATTAATAGATGATGAACCACCTATTGCTATTATTAGTTTTAAATTCCCTAAATATGAACCTAAAGACGTTAATTGTTTAAAGTTAGATAATACATATAAAAATAGTATTGAAGTCGTTAAGTTAGACACACTTGAAAAATCACTAGAAAAAGAAACGGCTAGTTCCTTAGTGATGGAAGAGTCTGATATTAGTAAGCTTAATGCTACCCAAAAGAAAACACCAGAAGCAGTTGTAACCGAAACTGTTAATAAAGAGGTAAACAAAATAAATGAACGTTTATTACCATTTGCTTTAAAGTTATTAGCTGAGTTTGGTATAACTTCACTAGCTCAAACATCTAAAAAAACATGCCCACCACTAAACCAAATACCAGGTTTAATAACTAGAAAAAACAAACTAACAAGACAGTTAAATAATATACTAAAAATAACTAGCAAAGTATCAACTATTGCTACTATATTAGGTGCATTAGTAATAGCAGCTAAAATAGTAGTAAAAATAATAAGAGCAAATCCAATACCAACAACGATTGGGGGTCCAGGTCCTATAGGTGTTCTTTTCTCAATACCTCAAGGTATAATATCGGTGATAGAAGATAAAAAACAAAAAATATCTAAACTAATAGATAAATTTGGTAACGTCGTTTCGATATTAAAACCTTCAACAATACCCTTAGTTGCATCATTAGCCAAAGTATTAAACTTATTAAGCACAACTGATATTTTAATAGGTGAGTGTTTAGATGAAGCTAGACAATCCGTTGTAGATGAAATCAATAGACAAACCCTCGAAGATAGTTTAGTAGATTCTAATCCTATTATAGGTGATGGTAGAGATGGTTTTGGGGAAGATGATTCTATTTTAAATGGTGGAAGTGGTGGTGTTAATAGTGGATTACCTAATGGTGTTAATACACAACCAGGTCAACTAACTATAGGAGATATTGATTTTCAAAGTATAGATGAATCAAGGATACGAAACATATTAGGTCTTTCCCCTAACGCAAACCTAAACATAGCAGATTTATTATCAGGTACATTTTTACAAGTACAACTAGACGAAGAACTTACAAAAATCAACGCTGAAACCGCAGAAGAAGGTTCACCTATAGTAACCGAATATAATGGATTTAAACTAGCTGTTGAAACACAAGAAACCGAAACCAACTTAGACATAAAACGTCGTTTTGCTGTTGGTAAGGATAGTCAAGGTGTCACCATAGTTAAGGGAGAACCATCGTTCGCTTCATCAGATCAAATACTAATAAACGAACTTATATTTACTATTGACCAAAACGATTTAAAACCAAACTAACGTTATATTTATAATCATATGAAACTAGCAGAACTTAAAAACACACTACGAGAAGTAGTAAGAGAAGTAATCCAAGAGGAACTAAAGGATATTTTATTGGAAGCAGTTAAATCAAACAAGCAACCAATATACGAACAACAATCCTATTCTCCCCCTACACAGAACCAAGCCCCACCTGAGGCTAAACAAAATGTACGAGAAAGTTACATGAATGTTTTAGGTGATATGAAAAAATCATTTACATCTGGGGATGTAGCTCCAACACAAGGTTTACAAATCAGTGGCCCAGTTGACACTATATCAGAAGGTGGTAAACTACCAGAAGGTGAAGTATCGATGGACCAAATAATGGGTATAATGAATAAATAATGGCATTCGGAGAAAGACAAATATTTCCTAACGATTTACGACCCAGAGTCGCTATTGGTGTAGCTTTACCCTTTAGTGCTCCGGCTGTCTTTGACCAAACATACCAAACTAAGGATGCTATAAAATATAACTTAGTTAACTATTTATTAACAAATACAGGAGAACGAATAGCTAACCCAACTTTTGGTGCCGGTTTAAGAAACTTCATATTTGAACAAATAGAAAACGATAACTTAGAAGGTTTAGAAGAAACTATACAAATGGGTATAGATCAAAACATACCTAACGTTATTATAGACAACTTAGAAGTAACAGCGAATCCTGATCAATATACTGTAACAGTTTCACTAGAGTATAGTATTGCTCAAACGGGAATAACAGATAACGTTGAGTTAACATTTCAATAATGGCAAAAAAAGTAAAAAGAGACATATCGTATTTAAATAAGGATTTTAGTGATTTTAGAAGTCAGTTAATAAACTTCTCTCAAACCTATTTCCCAACAACCTACACAGACTTTTCACCAGCATCGCCTGGTATGATGTTTATGGAGCAAGCATCTTATGTAGGAGATGTTTTAAGTTTTTATTTAGATAATCAAATACAAGAAACCTTTATACAGTATGCTAGACAAACAGATAACTTGTTTGATTTAGCTTATATGTTTGGTTATACCCCTAAAGTAACATCATTGGCAACAGTATCAATGGATGTATTCCAAATAGTACCAGCTAAAACCGTGGGTACAGGATCACTACCAGATTTTAGTTTCGCTTTGGAGTTTCCAGAAAACACAGAAGTTACAGGAGATGGCCAAACCTTTACTATACAAGATAATATTGATTTTTCAGTTTCATCTTCTGAAGATCCTACACTAATAACTGTAGCCCAAATAAATGGATCAACACCGACTTACTATCTATTAAATAAAAAACGTAATGCATCAGCTGGTAGTGTTCAAACTACTACCTTTTCGTTTGGCGAACATCAAGAGTTCCCAACCGTTACATTACAAGGAGCCAATATAGCTAGAATAGTAGATATATTTGATTCTGATGGTAACGAATGGTACCAAGTTAGCTCATTAGGGCAAGACGCTGTTTATGATAAAATCAAAAACACAAACGTAAACGATCCCAATAACTCTAACGGTTCCGAAGATACACCATATATTTTACAACTAAAACAAGTACAAAGACGTTTTGCTACTCGTTTTATAGATGAAACAAACCTTCAAATCCAGTTTGGATCAGGTAACGCTGAATCAAACGATGAGGAGATAATACCTAACCCACATAACGTAGGTTTAGGTTTACCTTATACTCAAGATAAACTTACGACAGCTTATTCACCTACAAACTTTGTTTTTACAAATACCTATGGTATAGCTCCATCTAATATTACGTTAACAGTTCGATACATAACCGGTGGTGGTGTTGCGTCTAACGTTGCTGCAAATACGTTAACCAACGTTGACACAACGAATACGACGTTTATACAACCAACACTAAACGCATCGTTAGCTCAGTATGTTTTCGATTCTGTAGCTGTAAATAATGCAGAAGCAGCAACTGGGGGGTTTGATGGGGATTCAACTGAAGAACTAAGACAAAACACAATATCTAGCTATGGTACCCAACTACGAAACGTAACTGCAGATGATTATTTGGTACGTACTTTATCTATGCCTTCGAACTTTGGTTCAATAGCTAAAGCACACGTTCAAAAACCAAATGATACTAACTCAAATACAACGTTAGATATCTATACACTATCTTATGATATTAATAGAAATCTAAGAACACCCTCAATAGCTTTAAAAGAAAACCTAACAACATATTTAAATCAATACAAAATGATAGGTGACTCCGTCACTATCAAAAACGCTTACATAGTAAATATAGCTATTGATTTTGAAATAATAACACTACCTGACTATAATAATAACGAAGTAATACGCAAATGTCTTACAGCATTAATAGAACTTTTTGATATTACTAAATGGCAGATTAATCAACCTATTATTCTAAGAAATATAAACGTTTTATTAGATCAGATAACAGGTGTACAGACCGTAAAACAAGTAACAATAACCAACAAAGCTGGTATATCTGAAGGATATTCTCAATATGGCTATGACGTTGAAGGAGCTACACAAAGTGGTGTAATATACCCCTCAATCGATCCATCTATATTTGAAGTAAAATATCCTAATAAAGATATTAGTGGTAGAGTAGTAACATTCTAATATGTCAATATATAAAATCTTTGCAATAAACGACGCCACAATGTATAGTGAATACCCTCTAATGAATACAGGGTTAGATGCTATGAATGAGGTTCGTAACTTTCAAAACCCAGATGTAGGGGTAGTTCACACTATAGGTACCACTAATATATGGAATACTATAGGTAACACTTGGAATGATAACCAAATCATTTGGAACATAGGACCAAATACTACTACAGCAGCAGTATCTCGTTTCTTAATAAAGTTTGACCAAATCGATATTGATTATGTTTTTGATAACATAGTTAAACAAAGTCCATATGATGCTTATTTAAAATCGTTTGTAGCTACTGCTCAAAGTATAGCTCAACAATCCAAAATAGAAGTATTTCCCGTAGCTTATAGTTGGACTAATGGTACAGGTCATTATCAAGATAAACCTCAAATACAAGATGGAGTTACTTGGAAACAACGTAACAACAATCAAACAAATAACTTATGGCCTACAAGTTCATTACCTAGCTTCCAAAAATACGAAGCTATAGATGCTGAACCAGGTGGAGGAGTTTGGTATACAGGATCATCAAACCCAAATCTAAACTTATCATCATCAAATCAAATCTATAACGTTAGAACTAAAAAAGATTTAGATATTAAGGTAACCGATATAGTTGATGTTTGGTATTCACAATCTAAAGGTATTAATCCTTATACAACTATAGACAACAACGGATTTATAGTTAAATGGACTGGAAGTTTAGAATGGAACCCATCAGCTTCACTAGTACCTCAGATTAAGTTTTACTCATCAGATACATATACTATTTACCCACCTGAACTAGAGATTAAATGGGACGATTCCGATTTTACTACTGGTTCACTAACGGTTATTGATGACACAGATATCTTTATGTCGTTAGACGAAAACCCAGGTGTGTTTTATGAAGACAGTATTAACCGTTTTAGAGTTAACTGTAGACCTAAATACCCACCTCGTACATATCAAACCGCATCATCATATACTAAAAACTTCTTACTACCATCTAGTTCATACTACGCTATTCAAGATTTAGATACTAATGAGTTTGTTGTAGATTTCGATGAAACCTATACTAAAATATCAGCGGATCCTAAATCATCATACTTTACAGTCTATATGAATGGTTTAGAACCAGAACGTTATTATCAAATATTAGTTAAAACGTTTGTTAATAATGAAATAATAGTATACAAAGATAATAATTTTAATTTTAAAGTTCTAAATGGATAGTTATGTCAGAAACACGTGTAGATCTTCAAAAAGAGGTATTTAATAAACTTGATTATCCAAGGACTATTAATGTAGAATTTTCTGAACTAAGTGTACCTACAGTCAACGATGACTTAGATGCGCAGGTGACAGTTGAAGACTTTTTTAACCTATATAATGATTTATTTTATGATATTCCTGCTGAAGGTGAGAGTAACTCTCACGCTTATTTAGTAAGAACATCAGGTGAGTATATTGCGTTTGATGAAACAGATGCTGAGATTGAGGCATTAAGAAATGAGATTACTGCACTTCGTGAAGAAAACTTGGAGTTGGAAAAAGAAATATTTACATTATCTAATCCCAATCCTACAACCTTATAATGGAGAAAAATACTATATTAATACCGGTTAACCCAACTACTTTTGAATATCAAGAGTATACAACTGCTGATGAGCAGTTAATACCATCATCTTCTTTTGATACTAACTTTACCCAATCAACTGATTATATTGAACTTTATGTTTACAATGATAATCAACAGATAGTTTCACCAACAGAAACATATGAGTTAAAACAATATAAGGTTAGAGAAGGAGATATTGTATTAAACCCATCAGAAAATATCCAATCCTTAGGATTTACTGAAGGTAACTATTTTACAGTTTACAACACATATAGACGTAGATTAGGATCTTCGATTGATATTAGATACTATATTGATGAGATTTCACCTTCAAGAACTGAAGTTAGGTTAAAGACTAACCAACTATCAGATCAGGATGTATTTAATACGTTTGTTAACTTTCAAGAATACAGAGAAAGAAGACCATATTTTGTAGATTTTCAACTAAACTTTGGTAATAACCAACAAGTTATTGCTAATAATATTGATGTTACCCCTACAACAATAGATCAACAAACAACAGTATTAATAAAACTATACGAACCTTTACCTACTACATTTTCAGTTAAGGATACGTTATGGATTGTTGAAGAAATATCAACACCTCAAGCTTATAAAGTAGAGTTTGGAGTTGAAGAAGTTCAAATCGATGACGATTTTGAGTTTATTCAAGGACCTAACTTTAACCTAAACGTAAATAACGAAGTAGGTGTAGCATCAGAAAGGTTTACATATGATTCAATACTTCAAACCCCACTTACATCATCACTCCAACAACTAAAATCACTTTTAGCTGAAAAGAGTATTAATATTAATATTGACTATACTAAATATAAGGAGTTTATTAAGTTTTCATCTTCGGAAGAACGTTTAAAAAACTTCTACTATAAAGCATCACTATTAGAAGCTACACAAAATCAACTAAGTAAAAACATATACCCTATAACTGGTTCAGTAACTAGTTCAATGGCGTTTTCATCATCCAAAGCGACTTTAGAATCTATTGTTAGTACTACAATAGATAACTTTGATGGGTATGAATATTTTTTATATTTTAATAGTGGATCTACATCATCATGGCCTAAAACATCTTCAATATTACCCTATACTCTATACCCAACAGGTTCAACTCAAGTAGCTGAATGGTTTGGTTCAACAGCTGAAGGTTCACTTTATTATGGTGGTCAAATAACTACAGCATCCCTATATGATGAAAATAATCAAGATGCTTTAATAAATACAATCCCTTCTTATTTAATAGAAGACCCAGCTAACGAACAATATTCGTTGTTTATAGAAATGATAGGTCAACATTTTGATAACGTTTGGACTTATACTAAGGATGTAACTAATAGATTCGACTCAGATAATAGGTTAGAATATGGTATATCTAAAGATTTAGTATCAGACGCCATTAAAGAGTTTGGTATAAAACTATATTCAAATAACTACGATTCAGATGATTTATACCAAGCGTTTTTAGGTATTACATCAGATGGTTCAACTTTCCCTATAGCAAATATTACTGGTAGTTCGCCTGCAGAAGGTATTAATCTAGTAACAAATGCCATAAGTGCATCAAACGACATTATAGCTCAAAACGACGTATTAAAACGTGTTTACAAGCGAATATACCATAATATACCCTACCTATTAAAAACTAAAGGTACTAAAGCAGGTTTACGTGCTTTATTATCAACTTTTGGTGTATCTAATACTATATTAGATGTACACGAATATGGTGGTTCAAGAAAAAAAACAGGAGTATTTGATACCCAAGAAAATATCTTTAACTATTATTTAGATATGACAGGTTCCCAATCAGTACAAACTAACTTTGAGTTAAATACGTACTGGAGTGGTTCTGATAATAGACCATCAACAGTGATGTTTAGGATTAAACCAGAATATCTTCACTCCTCATCTTTAGGTCCTACAAATAATATTCAAAAAGTATTTTCTTTAGATACTGGAGTTACTATGACATTAGAATACACAGGTTCATCTGGTATTACAAGTTCATATAGTGGCTCAACAGTAGATCCAGAATATCAGTTTGCTAACCTAAAACTATTTCCTGAAGGGCAAGGAGCAACACAACCCTCAGCGTCAGTATATTTACCATTCTTTAATGGTGATTGGTGGAATGTTATGGTTAACTATGTATCAGCATCAGGGTATACTTTAACTGCTAAAAATAAAAATAGCGAATATGTATCCACATCAGCTGTTCAATATAGTAAGATTAATACTATATCTTTAACAGGATCAAATACTTGGGTATCAGCATCAGCTGTCGACTTTGGAACAGCAGTAGCACCAGCAACATTTTTTTCAGGTGGTTTACAAGAAATAAGATATTACACATCTCAAATAGAAGATGATACGTTTTCATACTACACTCTAAATCCACAATCATACGTTGGTACAGGAGTAAATTTAGCACCTGATCAGTTAGCTTTTAGAGCAACTTTAGGGAGTGAGTTATATACAAGTTCAATAAGTGTTCACCCTAAAATAACAGGTCCATGGGAGGTATAAATTCGTTTACTACTAGTAGTGTTTTTACTATTAATAACCCTTCATTTAGGGTAAATAGGGAAAAAACTGCTCAAAACCAAATACCATCTGGTATAGCGTCTCAAGTAAACAATAAAATTATTGTAGATAAAATCCCAACAGCATCTACAACGTTATCACCTATGAGAAGTATACAACAAAAAGATTATAATAATCTAAGAGATGTAGACTCAGGATATGTTGAAGTAGCGTTTTCACCCACAACCCAAACCAACCAAGATATTGTAGGTCAAGTAGGATATTTTAACCTAGGTGATTATTTAGGTGATTTAAAATCTATGTCAACCAACACTAATAGTTATTACGACTTTAATGTTTTAAGAGACGCATATTTCTTAAAATATACTAAGTCATATGATTTACAAGATTTTGTTAGACTAATAAAGTTCTTTGATAACTCATTATTTAAAATGGTTAAGGATTTTACACCATCTAACGTATCACTATCAGCAGGTGTTGTAGTAAAACAACATATTTTAGAAAGAAATAAACTTAGACGAGTTTTAGTATCAACTGATAATGAAACACTAACAGGTTCTATAGGTAAAGTAGAAAACTTCTCAGGTGGAGCAGGTGGTCAAGTAAATAGATACCAATACACTGGAAGTTCGAATCTAGCTCCTGTTTTTAACCTAACACAATCATGGTCAGAAATAGTTCAAACCCTAAAAGGCCCAGCTAAACTAACTACTACGGATGAATCTTCGTTTTATAATGGTGAATATGGGAATCCAACTTCAACTGCTGCTCAAGCTATTAACGTAATAATAGGAAATGGTGGAGTAGATTGTTCTGCTTTCACTAATCCAACTTTTGAGGATACTCAAATAATACCAGTATTCTTATCAGCTACTAACTTTACAGAAGATGAGTTTTTATCTCAAGATGTAATACCCAATAGAGGTATCGTTTGGTTATGGCATGATGGTACTAACGTATTACATATTAAAGTAGCTAGTATATCTAGAAATGGTCTTAGTATAGCGAGAGAACTATCTCAAGCGACCGCTGTTCCCATACTTTTAAACAACCCATCTGAAAACCCAATCCCACCTAGTTTACCTAAGTTAAAAACTGGATTCTATACTTGGCAAGTGTCTAATCGTGAGATTTTTGATGATTATGTATACTTTGAAGTTGCTGTAGCTGACTCCCCAACTATCCTAACGTCAGAAGACGCTAACGTATTTGATATAGAGTTTGAATCAACTGGAGACTTTAGATGGTTAGCTACATCATCAGGTACACCTGCTAACCCACTTAGATTAGATGGAATATATGAGTCAATCCCACAAGGATATTTCCCACTAACACCATCTTTCCCTCAAGAGCAGTTTTTTAGAGGATGGGATGGTGCTGATTACTTAATAGGCCCAGACGAATATTATGGTGGAACAGGGATTATTATAGATGATATAGGTAACTTTGATGTGGGTACTAAGGAAGTAAACACAGCATTTACATCATCCGATTCTCAACCTGATATATATAATAGGGTAGCAGCAACACCTGAAATGCCTTGGTTTGTAAATGCACCCCAACAGATGGTACAATACCCAGCTGCTTTAATAGTAGATCAAAACCCAGATGTTATACCTAGAACTATAGTAGTTACAGCTATAATATTAACCCCTATTACTACTAACTGCTCTACTTTAAATAATAACCAAAGTGGTCAAACTATAGCTATAAGTTATCAAGGTAACGAAGCGTTTTTTGTTCCTAACGCATTTAATAAGTTAGTACTTAAAGAGGGTATAAACGGATTCGCTACAGTTAAAGATATTGTACTTCAAAACCCAGCAACATCAGGAGTAGATTGGACATCTTCATCAATAACAACACCAGCTGCTACACCAACTAACTTACCTAGTGGTATTTATGGGGTGAATAAGTTCTCTTCTCAAAACGAAGATAATATTATTGTAAGGATTGGAGATATAAACGGACAACAGGGTATTAAATCAATAGGATATTGTTTCTAAATATTAAATAAATGGCAAGAGATATACAACCAGATAACGTATTTTTATCGTTCACAAATGTTAACGTCCTCTCAGGTAATAATATCTTAACGTATTATTATAGAGAGGGTGAGATTATAGCTACAGGGACTGAAAACCTATTTGAACCTAAAATACTTACTTTAACTGAATCTACTACTAGTAGAACAACACGTATAAAATCAGTATTAGATCCTATCATAAACGGTGGGATATTTGTAACTCCTGAGGGTGAAAATATACCACATGGGGCTAACGATGAAATATATGCTTCATCTAACTACTTTGGATCCCAAAATATGAATAGGGATTTTAACTCACAACTTTTTGCTAATAGTTGGTGGTATGATACTAACGCTCATAGGTCATACAAAATATATTCCGTATTATCTTATACTGAAGTTACTAATATATTAGGTACACTTTACTATAACTGGGAAGTAGCTAGTTCTAACATAGTATATAGAACTGCTTTACAAGATCCTAACGATGGAATATACACCTTTTCATCACTACCTGTTCAAGATGT